TCACCACCGCTGCCTGCCCCACTCTCCGCGGCGGGCTTCACGATTCCCGCCACCTCCATCGCAGACTGCGGGTCGTGAAGCGAAGATTGGGACTTCCGCACGAACGCAATCGCTGATCGGTAGATCGCCGTCACCTCGTCGTCGGACAGAGGGGGGCGGCACTGGAGCGCGTTGATCGCCCGCACTTTGGCGAGCAAGTCCTGCTGCTCCAGCGGAGTCTCTAGCGCCGGCCCTGCCCGGAACGCCTCGCGGACGGCGAACCGGTGTAGATCGCTGTTTCGCCCACCCTCCACGACCGGCTCCTGAAGGATCATCCTCGCCGGCCGGCGTCGCTCCGCGGTCAGCCCCCCGCCCTCGTCATTCCACAGTAGGGACAGCAGCCTTTCGGGAATCGGCGCCGGCTCAAGGTCGGCCGGCGACATCCCCTCGACCCACTGGTAGGTCGCGCCGGTGTGATGCGTCGATGGAGGGATCACTGACTGCGATGCCCGCCCGCCGTTGCCGAACCGGAACTCGATGCCGCGGACCTTGCGGACCTGCACCGGGGGCAATGCCTCATCCCACTTGAATAGTCGATGCGGGCCGCGGCCGGCACGGTAAGTCGGTGTCCAGATCTCGCCAAGCTCCAGATCCTTCCACGCCTGCGCCGCCTCGGGGCCGTCCAGTTCAACGTCGATGATGCCCGACTTCGGCCCGAGCAAAACGCCGATGTTGACTGGCCGATCGGTCGCCAGCCATGCCGCGATCTTGTCTTCGTCGTCAGTCGCCGTGAACTGCCAAGCGTCGTCGCACGGGTGTTTGCCCGGCGTGCCGCAGTCTCGCCCTTTCCAGCAGGTGCAGACCTTTGGCTCGGTCACGCTGTACAGCCGGACCAACTTCCATCCGCGGTCGTACGTTCCGGCAAGTGATCCCAGGCTGATCCGTGCCACTGCGGTCCTCCGTATTTGCGCGTCGTCCATCGCGTCTCCGCTCGTGAAATAAAACGCCCCAGGCAGGAGTCGAACCCGCCCGGCCTTTCGGCCGGCAACACCACTGGGGCTGACCGATCATCTCACCGAGTAGCGGCGGCAGGCATACCACCGCCCATCGCGGCCAAGGGCAACGCCTTCGTCCACGACCCGCCCGCCGTTGTTGCAGCAGTTGCCGAGGGCCGCGGCCGGCGTCGAGCCGATGCCGACCCCCTCGTAGCCCCCGTGTCCGCCGTGATGCCCGTGCCTCCCCTCTGCCGCTTGAATCTCCGCGACTCCCTGAGCCGTCGCCGTCGAGCCACGAACGACGTTGCGCGTCGTCGCGGTCGTCGTGCCGCACCCGTCAGATGTACAGACCGTCTCGCTGCTGCGAGACGTGTACCGCTTACCGAACAGCCCCGCCTCCGCCACGCTGCCACCGATCACCAGAGCCGCCACCGTCAACACGATCCGTCGTGTCATGGTCACTCCTCCTCATTGCCTCACCGATCACACGCCGCCACGCGGCGGCGTTTTTTCACTGGCCCAGAGGCGGGGCGGCGGTGCGATTCCCAGTCCGCTCGGCAGACCGGCCGCCGCCCCGCGTGCTCCGGGTGTCGTTTTACTCGCCGTCAATCTCCATCTGCCGCTCGACTGCCATCAGCGGATCGGTATACAGCCGCTTGACCGCCAGCCCCGCCTCGCGTGACAGCTTGCCCGTGACTCGCGGCACGATCTGCGAGAAGTCCTTCCCTCCCTGTGACACCGCCTTGTCGAGCGTCAGGCCGACGCGGACGCGCCAGTGTGGCACTTCCAGTCGCGTCAGAAACGGGCACACCGTCTTCAGCGATCCCGGTCCTGCCGACACCAGCACGGGAAACGCCTGCCCCGCCTGCAAAACGGCAAGCAGCCGTGACTCCTTGCACCGCCGTCCGTGCCCGCCCTTTCCGGTGCCGTCCTTGTTCCACGGCAACCGCTGCCAGTCGTAGAGGTTGTCACCCACGCGACAACTCTCCAGCACCGCAGCGTCCAGATCGCCGAGGTCATCGCTGACACGTTCGGCGGTCTTGAGGTCGTACGACACCAGCACGGGCGGCCTGCCCTTCGTCATTTCCTCCGCCCCCCACAGCGTGCCGCGCTTGCCGACGTACACCAGAACGCCCTCGATCGTCTTTTCCTCGACCTCGTTGTTTCCGCTGTCGAGGTACGACCACGTTTTGCCGCCGGCGGCCGGCGTCTTGACTCGCACCAGAGCCCGCAGATCGAAGCCGCTGCCGCCAGTGTTCGCCGCGATCGCCTCTGCCAGATCGCTGTCGGCTTGAAACGCAGGGAACATCGACATATCGACGTCGGGGATGCGGGACAAGGCCCCACCGCCAACCGCCGCCACCGCCGTCTCGTTGCTCGTTGAAGATGAACTTTTTGACACTGCATCTGCTCCATGGAGAAAAGAAACTCAAACAACCGCCACGTTCAGCCGACCGATCGGCTGAACAACTTCGACTCGACGTACTCGGTCACGAGCCCGGCGAACGCCGTGCCCTCGGCGAACGACGCACCACGCTCGCGGCCGGCAGCCTTCGCACGTTCCTTGAGCCACGCCTTGAGCGTTGTCGTCGCCACGGTCGTGATCTCGTCCGCGATGCCCTCGCGACGAGCCGCTTCAAGCACGCGCTCTCGTGCTTCGGCAGACACCGACAGCCGCAACTCCTCCTGCATCCACCACGTTCGGCCGGCGACTCGGCATCCGTCGAGGCCGCTGGTCGCCAGCGACTCCAGTGCCAGACGCTCCAGCCGATCCAGTTCGGCGTTCACGGTCTTGGCCTGCCGCTCGACCTCCGACTTGCGGTCCCGCAGTTCTGCAATCTGCGCCAGCGTGTCGGCCAGATCGGCCGGCACCGCCTCAATGATCGCCCGCTCGTCACTCGTCATTCGTTCGCCCTCCGCTTTCGTCACCGCACCGCGGTCGCCCGAGACGACAGCCGCCCCAGAACCGACTCGATGATGTCCTGCTTACTCGTCAGTGCCCGATACACCGCCTCATCCACAGTGTCGCGAGCGACGAGGTGGTAGTAGTGGCAGCACTTCGCCTGCTGCCCCGGCCGGCGGATGCGTCGCAGCGCCTGCTCGTAGATGCCCGGTGACCAATCAATGCTCCAGAACACCGCATGCCGTGCCCGCGTCAGGTCGATGCCCTCGCTGCCGCTGCGAATCTGCACCGCCACGACGTCCGTCTTACCCTGCTGCCAGTCGGCGAGATCCTTCCTGGCTCCGCTGACCTCGGAGTAACCGCGTCCCGTCTCGCGGCACAGCGCCTCAATCTCGGTCGCATCGCACCGGAAAACAAAAAACACGACCAGCGGCTCTGACTTGTCGATGTCCTCCATCCAATCGCGGAGCGCAGCGCGCTTGGCGGGGATGCCGTCGATCGGGATCGGCGCCGCTGACTCCTCCGGTCGTGCATATCCGCTGGCAGCCATACGGAGCTTGACCGTGCGGGCCAGCGCATTCGTCGCGGTCACCACTCCGCCGTCGATTTCCGCAATCAGTTCGCGCTCGAACTCCCGGTAAAAACGCCTTGTCGCCGGCGACAACTCGACTGGGATCTGCTGATGCGTCTCCTCTGGCAGGTCCAGCACGTCCTCCGTCGCCACCCGCCAGATGAACGGATCCGTCAAGGCGGCGAACTCGTCTTGCCGCAGGTACCGCTTGATCTGCGATGGAAACATCGGATGCGTCTCGGCATACCGCGATCGGCACCGCGTCCACGACGCCCCCAGAACGTCAGGAGCGAGAAAACGAAACTGACCGAACAGGTCGAGCGGCCCATTTGGCATCGGAGTCCCCGACAGGCACAGCCGTCGCGCGTTCGGGTTTCTCGCCGCCAGGGCCGCCAGCCACTTGCTCACCCGCCCCATCGGCGCCTTCGCGCGGTGTGACTCGTCAAGGATTATCCACGACCACGGCACCGACTGAACGGCCTTGCCCAGGTCGCCCTGCCACACAGCGTCGTAGTTCGTCACTGCGACGACGGGCACCCTGCCGGCAATCTCCACCGCCAGCCTGAGCCGCTCGGCGCGCTTCCGCGTCGCTCCCGTCGTGAGCAGCAGCGGGTTGCTCGGCACGCCCGACAGACCGGCGGCCAGGAGTGCGGAAGGTGTCTTTCCGCCCCCCATGCCGATCGCGGCCAGTGCCGCGGGCTTGTCGGCCAGCCAATCAAGGAACTGCCGCTGGTGAGCCCACGGCCGGAACTCTCCAGCCGCGGCTCGCCGCGTCGCCTCAACCCACCACTCGCCGACCGCCTGCGGCGTGACAACGAGAACGTGCGGCGCGGTCATTTGATCACCTCGATCGCATCCGCCGCGTCGGCATTGATGAGATCGCGGAGTCTGTCGCGGAGCGATTCCACTTGCGTCGTCAGAATCTCGCGACGGCTCAGCAGCTTTTCGATTGTCGCGACGATGGCATTGGCCTCCGTGTCGTGGTAGCGGATTTCGGTGACAAATCCAGAGGCCACTATCCCTGTCTGGGGGCTCCGAAGAACAGAAAACGCCGGGCGCCCGTCGCTCGCTGGTAGACGGATCTCCTCGTATTCGACCGGTCCGCAGGTAAATCCGAAATCCCCCCACGTCGTGCCGACGAACGCTGACCACCGTCGTCGTGGTGTGTCGCCGTGCGGCAGTCCATTTGTCTCGATCATGCCTGCCACTGCGCCAGCAGCCTCAGCGTCGCCCGGCATCGGTTCGGATTCCATGTCACGCTCCTCGTGTGAAGTGCTACGTCGTTTGAATAAGTGCCCATCCGTGGGCGATTGTCGCTCCGTCGTTTGTTTGTCCGTTCGTCGGGCAAGGGCCAGCGGGCAGGGGGAGAACGGAGAAACCCCTGCCCGCTGGCAGCCCTCGGTGGCGGATTAGGCCACCGCCGGCGCCGTGGGGGACTAGGCCACGGTCGCAAGTTCACAAGCCTCAGCCCAAGCGCGCTCCTTGAATGAGTGAGCCGAGCCGAACAACACACTGCGGAACTTCCGCTCCGCACGAACGTCACCCTTGCCGGTCACGCGGAGTTCGTGGTCAGCCCACTCGCTCGCCGCGTTGTAGGCGGTCCAGACGTTCGACTTGTAGCCGCCCTCATTCGTGGGCAGGGCGAACCGATCCCACAACTGACCGAGAACCTTGTCGCGGTTCCGGTCGCTGCGACGATCGACCAGCGAGCCGAAGTATTCGCTGACCTGCTGCGTATTCAACTCATGCGAGAGCATCGACCGAGCAGCGGTCGCGAACTCGTCATGGCTCTTGCCGATCACGCCGAGCAGTTCCTTCGCCTTCTGCACCCGGCGACCGAGGCTCCCGGCGGTGTGAAACAACTTGAGGCCGAGCGGCAGGCCCGCGTCCGACTTGTTGCTGTCCACCTCGCTGATCGCCAGCCGCAGCGTGTTTGCACACACCACCCGCACGCTCGTCGGAAACAGCCGCACGGCACCGGTGCCTGCGTGGTTGTTCGTGATGAGAACGTACTTATCGAGAACGTCGCGGTCGCAGACCTCGATGTTCCCCGGCAGCTTCGCCAGCATCCAAACGTCCTTGCCGCCGCGAAGCGAACCGCACGTGTGCCAGATCGCCAACTCTTCGCCCACCACCTCATCCATCCACGCGAAGGCGTCGCGATTCTGGAGCGGCTGATACCGCAGGCCGACCGCCCCAAGGGCGGCGTGCGTGTCCGTCCGCATCGTCGCCCGGTGCGTGTCGATGGGCTGATGCGAGCCATCGGGCATGATCGCCGCGAGGTCGGTCAGTGCGACCGTCCAATCGAGCCCGGCAATCCGCAGGGCGTCGGCCGAGGTCTGTGCCGTGTTCACCAACGTTCCAAACCCGTGCCACGCTGGCTGGTAGGCGAACATCGCCGAGCCTTGAGCCTGCGTCGAGAAGTCGATTTCGTGAGCCATTGTCAGAGTCCTCCGTTAGTTTCCAGTCCTAAACAATCAGTTCAGCGGCCCGGACAACGCGGCCGTGCCGCATGTCGTCAGGCCACCTCGCCGCGGCGGGCGTCAACCTTGCTAGCCTCGTCGAGCCAGCCGTCAACCGTGTCCTCGATATCCGTATCGTCGGCCGCCGTCAGCCCCTCGCCCATCTCGTCCTCGAAAAAAGAAGCCACGTCCTGCACCGCCATGAGCAGCCCTGCGATGTCGTCGCGGGTCGTCCCCTCGTCGAGCATCCCGGCCTCGCCACCAGCCAGCATCTCAAGAGCTTCCTGAGCCTCGCCCAGCATCTTCGTCAGTCGCTTGAACTCGTTCATCGTCGTGCCTCCGTTGAAAGGGGTGTTGTGCTGAAGTCCGAACAATCGGTCAGGTGGCAGATTCAAGTTCGCCGCAAAACGCGATGAACTCGGCAGATGTCATCCGCGACTGAGCCGCGGATATGGCCGCGGTAAAAACAGTGTCGGCCTCGTCGCGGAAATCGTTCATGAGGTTGCGGCAGATGTCGATCAGTTGCTCAGTGGTCAGGGTTTCGAGCTTGGCAGTCAAAGCGTTCATCGTTCGTTCTCCGTTTCGTGTCCTTGTCGCGGTGTCCGCCGCGTCATGCCCCCATCATACCCTATCGACCGCAACGGTCAATAGGGTAAGCATTTATTTTTCGTTAGGTTCCGAAAGGGCCAGTTTTGCCCGGAGAAACAGGGGGTTTGGCCGACCCCAGCCCGCCGGCAACGTGCCGGCGGGCGGCGGCGTCAGGTTGTCGGCTCGGCCTTGCGGCGGCCCTCGGCCTCGGCTTGGCACTCTCCGCAGAACTGGGTCGTGTCTCGGCACGACGAGATGCCGCTGGCCTTCGTCGGCACCGAGACGAGATTGCCGTGTTCGGTGCAGACGGCGAGCCAGGGCATTCCGCCGCCGTCGAGCCCCTCGTCCTCGGATCGCAGCACCTCGACCGTGCGTCCGTGGCGGTTCACCCACTTCTTCGCGGCACCGCGAGCCGGCGCGACGTAGCCGCTGCCGGTGATGATGCCTTCGCGGTTCTGCTTCATCCAGCGGTCGTAGTTGCTCTTGGTCATCGTTCGTTTCTTTGGTCGCGTGGTCGTGTGGTCGTGTTGCCCGCCGGCGAAGTGCCGGCGGGCGGGGGGGGCGTCAGGCCATCCGCGATTTCCCGGCGCACGTCCGCGCTCCGTCGGGTGCGCTTTGGCTTTCGATCCACAGCCATGCGCCGTCGATACCCTCGATGTAGTCGACCAGCGTCGCCAGGTCGGTGACGTGCTCGTGTGCGCTGCAATCGTTGCCTTCGTCGGCCGCCCATGCCCGCGCGGCAGCGTCGATGTCTGGAGCCTGCACGGTGCTCATGCCTGCATCGGTCAGGATCGTCCATTCGTGGGTCGTCGTCATCTCTCGTCTCCTCGTCTCTCGGGTCGTTGCCCGCCGGCCCTGTGCCGGCGGGCGGGGGGGGCTCACTGGGCAACGTAGACACGCCGAGCCTCGTCGGCTCCAGCGTCGTCGGCTCGCAGGACCGTGCCATCGTCAGCCAGCAGGATCACACCCTCCGGTCCAGCGTCGCGGCTGGCAGCGATCTCTCCGTCGGTGGCGTCGCGGAGATACTCCGCGCTGTCGTAGTCGTACAGGCCGGCGGGGTCGGTGTCGTCGTCCTCCGTCGCTGTCTGGTCGGCCGCCGTGACGTAGAGCCACTCCCGCCCGCGGTCATCGTGGTCAGGCGCCGACGATGCCTCGATGCCGGCTGCGGTCAGCGCCGCAACTGCCCGGCGAGCGTCGGCCGCAGAGATTGACCCCCGAGACACCGTCGCGGCATCGTCAGGCGAGGTGGTGAGCGTCATATCCAGGCCGATGCTGCTGAGCACGTCGTTCGCTGTCTTGGTCGTCGTCATTGCCTCATCCTCTCGTGCGTGTCGTCGTCCATCGTTCAGGCCCGGCGGCAACGTGCCGGCGGGCGTGGGTCGTCGTGGGGTCACGCCGGGCAGTAGCGGCGGAACTCGCGGTATCCCATGTTCAGCGAACCGCAATCACGGATGCTCGACTTCGGCATCGGTGCAGAAACGTCAGACGCGCGGCCACTGCCGAATCGGTTCCGGACGATCTGGACCGAGTGCTTGCCGCACCGCACCACAAGGAAGCCGGTCCACGGCGACAGGCTCCCCTTGTCCTCGGCGACCAACTCACCCATCACCATCCGATCGTTGATCTTGTCCCCGTTCTTCATCATCTCTCGTCTCCTCGTTTGGTCCCGCGGTCCCGTCCGCGTCATGCCCCCATCATACCTTATCGGTCGCGGCGGTCAATAGGGTGAGCATTTCTTTTTCGTTAGGTTCCAAAAAAGCCAGTTTTGCCCGGAGAAACGGGGGGTTTTTCGGCGGCTCACCGGCTCCGCTTGCGCCGCAATCCGCCCTTGGTTCGCACGAATCGCGAGTGCGGACCGGTGCCCCGAGTCGCGATCCAGTCGGGATTGCCGCTCGTCGTCCGGACGCACGTCTTCAGCGCGGGCAACTCCGCCGGCGCAATCGCCACCAGCCGCGTGCCGTCCACGACGATGCCGATGCCGAGCCGTTTTGCGGCCCGCTTCACCGTCGAGGCCGAACACCCCAGCGATTTTGCCGCCGACTCCGCAGACAGATAGCTCACCGATTCACCCATTGGTTGCCCGTTCGCTTTCATTATACCCCGCAAGAGCGAATCGTCCAATACGTCATTCCGACCGGCCGTTTTTCCACGACTCACCCTCGTCTCGCTCGTCCCGCAGCGTGTCGCCTATACCCCTGATCGCCTCCGCGGACAGACGAAGTGACTGCCCGACCTTGGAGAAGTTTTGATCACACACGCGCGCGTTGATATTGATTGCGTCTTGACATACGCGCAACTGAAGCACCAGCCCTGCCACCGCACCTTCAAGCTCCGCTAGTCGCCGCTGCGTCGATCGGTGCCGCCTTTGCCGCTCCAGCAACCATGCCAGCATCTCGTCGCTCCTCGTACTGTGTCATCGCCCCATTGACCGCGATCCGCAGGTCGTCGCGTGTAGCCCTGTTGTCGATCAACCGGTCGCAATCGCCCGCTGTCAGTAGCCGTTCCGATCGGTGGCTCGCCTCCACAACCACGGAGCCGCGATCAATCCACCACACCTCCCCACCGTACCTTCGCACCAGCGCGGCCTCGTTTGGAAACCGCGTGCCGCAGATGGCGAACGTGTCGTAGCCGGCGGCAGCAGCGCGAATGATCCGCTGCTCGACGAGCTTCACCCACAGATCAGGATGAATCATGTCGCGCCCCCACTCGGTGCCGAGCGTTTGCAGCATGTATCGGGGTGTGACGCCGAGCCATTCAATCGGCGTGTCCTTGTTTGTCCTGTCGTGCAGCCATTCGACCGACACCCCCAGCAGCGCCGCGATAGCTGCGTAGATCGGGTCAGCCCACTGAAAGTGCAACGCGGGCAGCATTTCGGCGACGGTGGACTTGCCGGACCCAATCGCCCCAGCGAGTGCCACGATTCGCACCCGGTCCAGCGGCACTGGTTCTCGCCCCTTCAGCCGCCGCACTTCGCCGAGCAGCCGCAGTACGTCGCCGGCCAAGGCCCCTGATGTGCCGTGGTACGCCCCGCTGAATCGCCGCGCCCGCTGTTCCGCTTCCGCTAGATAGCTGTCGTCAATCCCGCTCACTTTGCCTCCGCGTCGCAGAAAACCTTCAATGCCCGCGTCACCTCACGCCGCCCGTGGTCAACCACGACGAGCGATTGCCGCGGCGGCTCGGCCTCGGCCTTGATTCGCAAACCGTAGGCGTTGATGCCGATCAGGCTACCGTTACTGACGAACCGCCCGTAGTTCATCCACTGGTGCCAGTGACCAAACAGGTCAAGGTCGGCCGGCTGGCTGCGGTTCCATGCCGCGATCGCCTTGGCGACTGGCACGGCGATGGTGCCGACGCCGCCCTGATATCGGATCTCGTGTCCGTGATGATAGCGGACCACGAAACCATTCAGATCGAGGTAGCCAAGATACCCCTCGGCAATCTGCCAGCGGACGTTCGAGCGAGTCTCGGCCGCCGCCATCGTCAGGTACAAGTGCTGCTCGAATGAGTGGTCGTGTTCGGTGGACTTCCGCGGTTTGCCGAAGTTCGATCGCCCGTGATTCCCCGGCTGCGTGACCACAATCACCTCGCGGGCCATGTCGGCCGCCAGGTCAATCATCCCGCGGAGCCGCGACCCGGCCCACCGCGTCGCGGCCAGCGGCGGCAAGGAACACGTCTCGACAAGCTCTTCGTGGATGTGACCGGAGATAAAGTCTCCGAGCAGAGCCAGCACGATGCGGTCGATCTTTACCAGTTGCCGCTCGTGCTCGATCAGTACGCCAATGCGTTTTGCAAGCTGCGCGATTCGACGATCTGCGATCTCAAGATTGAACTCGTTGAGCCCGCTGGTCTGGCCCCGCGTCACCGTCTCCTCGCAATGCCAATCGGACAGCACGACGATGGCCGTAGCCGTGTTCGGCTTCGCCGGCCGGAGCTTCCGCGGCAGTGCCTTGGCCTTGATGCCGGCGAGCCCGGCGAGGGTGTCGCCCCGCTCACGCTCGCGGTCAATCTCGCGCAGTGCGGCTTTGTATCGCCCCTCGGTCGCGGCGATGCGAGCGCGGAGGCGAGCAATCTCCGCGTCGGCCTTGAGCCGATCAGTGTCGCTCGCCGCCCCCATCACTTCGTCAGTCAGCGTGCGAGCCATCGTGTGATCTCGCCCCACTTCGGACATTCGATCCCCCGTGCCCGCAGCGACTGCTCCAGTGATTTCGCCATCGCAGTCTGCGTAATGCCGAGCGAGCCCGAAAGAAAACTTTCGCGCATCGCCAGCACTTCGCCTTTCACCGAATCAGGGAGACGTTCGTACCACGGTCGCGGGCCGCGAGTAATCGCCTTCGCTGCGGCAACGACCTCGTCGGTCAGCGTTTTCGCTTTGGGCGGGGCTTTTGGCATGGCTTCTCCGTTGCCTTTTGTGGGGTCGCCTTTGATGCCCGTGGCTTGCGGCCAAACTCGACAAGCGGCTCGGTGTCGCCGTCCTCGTCGAGCAGACCCTTGTCCTCATCGGCCATGAAGAAGCGATTCGCCTGCCTTGGCTTCGTCATGTCGTTCTCCTGATGCCACCGTATCAGTCAGGTCAACCACCGCAGATCGCCGCGCGGCTGCGATTGCCCGACGCACAACCATTCGCCCGGCGGCGGCAAAAAACGGTAGTCCTCGCTTCGTCGCCTCCTCACGGAGCCAGCCGACGATCTCTTCCACGCGTCGCTCGCACTCGTCCGCACCCCATGCGTTCATTATTCGCGCGTGCTTGTTGCACGAACAGTTCTCGCCAGCCGTAATCCCGATCAGCGACAGCAGCCTTTTCAGTTCAGTGCCCGGCCCCTCGGCTGGCGAATACTTTGCCGCCAGTTCCGCGTGCGCCTCGTCCGAGACGATCACAAACTTTTCCGTGATCTCGACAGCACGCGACCGCACTTCGTCAAGGTAGCCGGGGGCTCTCTTGATCGCGGCCTGCTCCAGTACGGTGTGGAGGTATTTTTTCACGGTGGGCAATCGCCTTCCGGGGCACACGTTCCATCCGGGCAACACTCAAACTCCAGCGCCCCCGCAAAACAGATCGGCGACGGCGACCCGCACGAGTCTGCAATGACCGCCTGAGCACACTCGCATTCGTTTGCAAACGGCCCCTTGAGAACGCCATTGCACGAGTACTGCCAGTCGGTCACGCAATCAAGGTCGTTGACGCAACCGCAGCAGATGCAGTAGCCAGGATTGCAAGGGTCAGCCATATCAGCACGCCGGGATGAACAGATAACTACCGGTTGCGGTCTGCCCGATGCCGACGACAAGCGCGGTCACGTTGGTTTTCGCAATCGAGCAGTTCGCGGTGTTGAACGATATCGTGACGTCGGTCAGCACAACGGTCGTCGCAACCGACTTGAGAAGGATGGTCGTCGCCGTCCGCATTTCGGGCTGGACCAGGTACCAGCCGGTCCCGTCTTTGGCAATCGCACACTTGTAGACCGTCGATGAACACGTGCCGTGATCGAGTGACAGGAAGTGGTTGTAGGCCGAGATGGTCGCTGTGTTGCCGTAGATTGGCGTGATCGTCTTGCTGGTATCTATCGGCCATGAGCCCGTATAGTTGCCGATGCGAAAAACCTTCCCCATCGCACCCGGAATCGGATGCTCGTACCCCAGCCCTGCCGTCGGCTTCGCCATTCGCTCGACGGTCAATACCGTCTTAGCGATGCGATCCGCCGAACCGCGGTCGAACCGCACGAAACGCCGACCGGCGGCCTCGCTCATGTCAGCCCTCGTAGATTTCCACGACGGCCCGCGTGCCGGCCACTGCCGCACGCATGGCATAGCTTCCGGCAGCAAGGCGGAACGGTCCCGCAGGCTCGCTGCCGCGGGCCTCGATAACCGGCGTCAGTGACGAGCCGTCCCACCGGCCGAACGTGATCGTGTGACTGCTCACGGTGGCGAGGTTGCGAATCACGCACAATCCCACGCTCGTAAGGCTTGCGGTGGATATGGTCGTAGGCGATGTCGTCAGGGTCGGAGTGACGGCAACGCGACCGGACTCGCTCATGTCCGCAGTCGCGCCGGCGACAGCCGCGACCGAGTAGAACGAGCCGCGAGTAGCGATCAGATTGTAGCTCCAGTTCACGTCGGGCATCGTGTCCTCACTGTGGCGGCGAGCCGAAATAGGTGTTGAAGTTCACCGCCTTCTTCGTGCGGCGGTTGAGGATCAGCGGCGGATTGGCCTCGCCAGGGTTCGCAGTCACAATGTTGCCATTCGCGTCAAGCGGCTGCGGATTGCTAGCCGGCACTGCCTCGCGTGTTCCCTCGGGCGGCTCGTACCAGACATAGACGCGGCGGCGCTCACCGCCTGATATGTAGTTCCATCCCACGTTCGGCAGTTGAAGATTCCAGCCGCTCTGTTTGAAAGTGATCGTCGCTTCGATCTTGAAGTACCGCACCTCTTGCTCGTTGACGACTTCGACCGCCGGCTCGCCGCTGATGCCGTCCACCCGCCAGGTGTGCGCGTCGCGCCCAAGATAGGTCGTGCTGTTGGTCGCCCCGTGAATCGACGTCGCGGTGCCGTAGTCAAAGGTCGCTCGATTGCCGCTGATATGGGCGGTCAGTGTCGGCTCCTCCTCGGTCAGCCCCTCGAAGAAGTCGCCGGCCGTGTTGACCAGTGGCCGCAGCGTGTCGTTGGAGTCGTAGTAGGTCAGCGCCGGAATTGCCACGCCACCCGTTGACCATCGCCAGACGTCCGGGCGAGATAGCGGATTCGACTGGAGATTCGTCTGCTTCGGCACCTCGTACGACCACGTTACGAGGTGGTGCCATCGGCTGCCCTCGTGCAGATCGTAGGACACGTCAAACGCCAACAGGTACGGATGCTCGGGGTGCGGCGTGAGATAGGCAACGCCCGTCGCTGCCTGGACCGCCGCTCCCATCGCGGACCGCGTTGTTGACGGGTCGTCGAGCTTGACCACAAAACGCCGCACTCGCTTCGGCGGTTCGCCGAAACGCTGCGACGCGGCACCCTCGGGCAGTTCGGTCACGCTCACAACAGCCATCACGCCCCTCCTGCGCCGGAGCCAACAATCGCAATCGGCTCGGCCCGCAGCGCGACCAACGCAGCACGGATGCCAGCGAGTTCGGCGAACTGCTTCCGATACTCGGCAATCGCCGGATCTTCACGGCCCGTCGCCAGTGCGAGGAACTGGCTCATGCCTTCGCTGCTGCGAACGTCCGAGGCGCTCAGAGCCTGCGCAGCAGACCGGCTCAACACGCTCGCTGCTTCTTCGCGGAACTGCCCCGCGGTCGTCACCTTGTCTTCTGCTTTCGCGATTTCGTCATCGCGCTTCTTGCGAGCATTCGCCTCACGGGCGTTTGCGTCGGCCAGCGCTTTCTCGTTCGCCTTGCGGGCATTGGCGAACTGCTTGTCCATCCGTGCTTGCTCTGCGTCACGAGCTGCGTCGGCCCTCGCTGCGTCGCGTTTCGCCCGCTCTGCATCACGGGCAGCAATCCGCTCGGGATCGTTGCGCGCGTTGATCCCCTCGCGGACGGCGGCCGCGGCCTTTCTCCCGGACTGAAACTCACCCTGCGTCGCATCGCCCATGCCGATGCGATCAATCGCGGCTGCGTTCTTCGCGGCTGCATCGCCGTACACCGCGGCGATCTGCTTGCCAGCATCCTCCAGATCAGACGACACCCACGAACCGAGCCCTTCGAGAAGCTTGCCGAATGCTACGACAATCAAATTGCCGGCGATTTCAAACGTCTTGAAGCCGCCATAGAGAAGTTGTCCGACGAACTCAAACGTCTTGGCCGCTCCATCAATGATGGCGAACGTGGTCGTGAACATGTCGCCCGCATCCATGAGCGAACTGACTGCCCAGTCAAACGTCTCGCCAAGATAGTCAACGCCACGAAACAGCGCCTCCGTGATCGTGTCCGCAATGCCAGATCCGCCGGTCACGCCCGACGCAGACTGGTACGTCTCGACGAATGAAAGCATGTCATCGACGAGCGACGACACCGCAGGTGCGAGGTTGCCGACGACCTGGCCGATGATGCCGTCAAACGCCGCCTTGGTCCAATCTAGTTGGTCGTTCATCGCAGCAATCGCGGCGGTCTGATCCTCGCTCACGACGCCGCCAAGCCGCTCCATCTTCTGCTTCACGGCGTCGATGTTTTCGCCCATCAGCGGCAGGAGCGACATGCCCGACTTGCCGAACATCGAGACTGCGGCGGCAGCACGCTCAGCCTCAGTCGGCAGCGCAGCGATTGCCGCCGAGATAGCCTTGAATTGTTCCTCCGGCTCCATCGCCTGTAGCGCCGCGAAGTCAATGCCGAGCCGCGTGAACGTCTCCTGTGCCTTGTCGCTCTCACCCGCCTTGCCGATCGCAACGGCCAGCTTTTGGAAAGCCGTCGTGGCGTCACCGACGCCGGCCAGCTTGGCGGCCATCTGCAAAGCTTGAAGCTCTTCAACTCCGATGCCGATGCGGTTCGACAAGTCATTCGTCGCGTCGATCGCGTTGGCGACGTTGGCCGCGTAGGCGACTGCCGATTGGCCCGCCCCCGTGATCGACTGAGCCATGCCGACGAACACGCGGCCGACTTCAATGGCAGCAAGCGTTTGGACCGCGCTGCCAAACCTATCCAGCTTTTTGAACGTGTCCTGCGACGCGCTGCCCAGCTTGGCGAGGGCAGCAGCACCTTCGTTCGCGCCAGACTTCAGCCCAGCCGCGGACAGGCTCGCCGTCATCGCAAGTGCGAGCTTGGTTGCCACGGCTCATCGCCTCTTGTTCCATACTCGATCAAGCACGGCGTTGATCTGGCCGCCGGTCATCGCTATCTTCTCGACCCCAAGCAGTTCGTCCTCGGTCGCCGTCGTCTTTATCCACGCCATCAGCAGCTTGACAAACCACCTCGACTGACTGCCGATCGGCTCGACAAAGCGATGGTATGCCATCCAGTCACGAATCTCGGCCACGTCAAGCAGATTGATTTCGGCAATGGACTTCCCAAGTGCCAGCGCCAGCCGATGCTTGAAGCGAAGCAACGGCTGGCTCGTCAGTTTTTTGCCGCCTCTTGAATATCCTTCTCGTCGATGTTGTTGTGCGCCATCGCCTCTTCCCAGAGCCG